GTGGCACTGGTCCACAGTCATCCCGGTGGGCTGCCCTGGCTGAGCGAGGCTGACCGGCGGCTGCAGATAAAAAGCGCACTGCCCTGGTGGCTGGTCTGCCGGGGTGACATTCACAAATTCCGCTGTGTGCCACATCTGACAGGACGGCGCTTTGAGCACGGGGTGACGGACTGTTACACGCTGTTCCGGGATGCCTACCATCTGGCGGGAATTGATATGCCGGATTTTGAGCGTGAGGATGACTGGTGGCGCAACGGTCAGAACCTGTACCTGGGCAATATGGAGGCGACTGGTTTTTGCCGGGTTTCCCTGTTCCGCACAGGCTGGCGATATCCTGCTGTGCTGCTTTGGCGCATCGGTGGCCAATCATGCCGCCACTATACTGCGGCAACGGTGAGCTGCTTCACCATCTGCCTGAACAACTGAGTAAACGGGAGAGGTATTCCGAAAAATGGCAACGACGAACGCATTCAGCCTGGCGTCACCGCCACTGGCACGTATCTGCCTTCACGGGGATTTACAACGATTTGGCCGCCGCCTCAGCCTGTATGTGAACACGGCAGCGGAAGCCATCCGTGCCCTGTCGATGCAGATGCCGGGATTCCGCCGTCAGATGAACGAAGGCTGGTACCAGATACGTATTCGCGGTGAGGACACGGCACCGGAGGCGGTGTACGCCCGTCTTCACGAACAGCTGGGTGAGGGAACGGTCATCCATATTGTGCCGCGACTGGCCGGAGCCGGAAAGGGCGGACTGCAGATTGTGCTGGGGGCGGCAGCCATCGTGGGCTCTTTCTTCACTGCCGGGGCATCAATGGCGTTATGGGGTTCAGCCCTGGCAGCCGGTGGTTTTTCTGCCACCACGATGCTGTTTTCACTTGGAGCCAGCATGATTCTGGGCGGTGTGGCCCAGATGCTGGCCCCGAAGGCAAAAACACCGGATTACCGCGCAACGGATAACGGCAGACAGAACACGTACTTTTCCTCGCTGGATAACATGATTGCCCAAGGGAACCCGATGCCGGTGCCTTACGGGGAAATGCTGGTTGGCTCCCGCCGTATATCCCAGGACATCAGCACCCGTGATGAAGGCGGGGGCGGAACGGTCGTGGTTGTCGGGCGACAGGGATAAAACATAAAAAAATCCCGCAGTGATCGCGGAGCTGCGGGGACAGACAAATGAAGATCAATGTTAAGGAGTTGTTTTTGTTACTCGGGCAAAAAAACACTAACGCAGCGAAATTATAAGCGCCACAGTCAGTGTGTGAAAATGTGAAGATATTCAGAATTTTTATGCCATTACCGGTTTTAACCAACAGGATTATCGGTGGGCATGAAAGAAAACCCCGGTATCTGCTGATACCGGGGTTTCTCTTTAGCATGGCAGAAATGTGTTTCATGCTTTTCGGGCGAAGGATATCCGACTTCTGTACGGAATGGCAAGTGGCGGTTAATTTATTCAGGGGAAGGCTGTATGGGAAAAGGTGGCGGTAAGGCACACACGCCTCGTGAGGCGAAGGATAATCTCAAATCCACGCAGATGATGAGTGTGATTGATGCGATTGGTGAGGGACCGATAGAAGGTCCGGTGAAGGGACTGCAGAGTATTCTGGTGAACAAAACCCCACTGACGGACACGGACGGCAATCCCGTGATACACGGTGTGACCGCGGTCTGGCGCGCCGGGGAGCAGGAGCAGACACCACCGGAAGGCTTTGAGTCCTCCGGAGCTGAAACCGGACTGGGCGTGGAAGTGACGAAGGCAAAACCGGTGACGCGCACCATTACGTCCGCGAACATTGACCGCCTGCGGGTTACCTTCGGGGTGCAGTCACTGGTGGAGACCACCTCAAAGGGTGACCGTAACCCGGCATCCGTCCGCCTGCTGATTCAGTTACAGCGTAACGGTAACTGGGTGACAGAAAAGGACGTCACCATTAACGGCAAGACCACCTCACAGTTCCTGGCCTCGGTGATTCTGGATAATCTGCCTCCCCGGCCCTTTAACATCCGGATGGTCAGGGAGACGGCGGACAGCACCACGGACCAGCTGCAGAATAAGACGCTGTGGTCGTCATACACCGAAATCATCGATGTGAAACAGTGCTACCCGAACACGGCCATTGTGGGGCTGCAGGTGGATGCGGAGCAGTTCGGCGGCCAGCAGATGACGGTGAACTACCATATCCGCGGTCGCATCATCCAGGTGCCGTCAAACTATGACCCGGAAAAACGCACGTACAGTGGTATCTGGGACGGCAGTCTGAAACCGGCATACAGCAACAACCCGGCCTGGTGTCTGTGGGACATGCTGACTCACCCGCGCTACGGCATGGGAAAACGTCTGGGGGCGGCGGATGTGGACAAGTGGGCGCTGTATGCCATCGGGCAGTACTGCGACCAGACGGTCCCGGATGGTTTCGGGGGGACCGAGCCGCGGATGACCTTTAATGCGTACCTGGCACAACAGCGTAAGGCGTGGGACGTTCTCAGTGATTTCTGCTCTGCGATGCGCTGTATGCCGGTATGGAACGGTCAGACGCTGACGTTCGTTCAGGACCGCCCGTCGGATGTGGTGTGGCCGTACACCAACTGCGATGTGGTGGTGGATGATAACGGCGTGGGATTCCGCTACAGCTTCAGTGCCCTGAAGGACCGGCACACGGCGGTGGAGGTGAATTACACCGACCCGCAGAACGGCTGGCAGACCTCCACGGAACTGGTGGAAGACCCGGAAGCCATACTGCGCTACGGACGCAACCTGCTGAAGATGGACGCGTTCGGCTGTACCAGCCGCGGTCAGGCCCACCGTGCCGGACTGTGGGTGATAAAGACCGGACTGCTGGAAACGCAGACGGTGGATTTCACGCTCGGGTCTCAGGGGCTGCGGCACACACCCGGTGACATTATTGAAATCTGTGATAATGACTATGCCGGGACCCTGACCGGCGGACGTGTCCTGTCCATTGATGCTGCCACCCGCACCCTGACGCTGGACCGTGAGGTTACCCTGCCGGAGACAGGTACATCGGCGGTGAACCTGATTAACGGCAGCGGTAAGCCGGTGAGTGTGGACATCACCGCACACCCCGCGCCGGACCGGATACAGGTCAGTACCCTGCCTGATGGTGTGGAGACATACGGGGTGTGGGGACTCTCCCTGCCGTCACTGCGCCGTCGCCTGTTCCGCTGTGTCTCCGTCCGGGAAAACACGGACGGCACCTTTGCCATCACGGCGGTGCAGCACGTACCGGAAAAAGAAGCCATCGTGGATAACGGTGCCCGCTTTGAGCCGCAGTCAGGTTCCCTGAACAGCGTCATCCCACCGGCAGTACAGCACCTGACGGTGGAGGTGAGTGCAGCTGACGGCCAGTATCTGGCGCAGGCTAAATGGGACACGCCGCGGGTGGTGAAGGGCGTGCGCTTCAGTCTGCGCCTGACCAGTGGTAAGGGAACGGATGCCAGACTGGTGACCACCGCCATCACCGCAGACACGGAGCACCGTTTCAGCGGCCTGCCGCTCGGGGAATACACCCTGACGGTGCGGGCGATAAACAGCTATGGCCAGCAGGGTGAACCTGCCACCACCACCTTCCGGATTGCCGCACCGGCAGCACCGTCGCGGATTGAGCTGACGCCGGGCTATTTTCAGATAACCGCCACGCCGCATCTTGCCGTTTATGACCCGACGGTACAGTTTGAGTTCTGGTTCTCGGAAAAGCGGATTGCGGATATCAGGCAGGTTGAAACCGCAGCCCGCTATCTTGGCTCGGCGCTGTACTGGATAGCTGCCAGTATCAATATCAAACCGGGCCATGATTATTATTTTTATATCCGCAGTGTGAATACTGTTGGCAAATCGGCATTCGTGGAGGCTGTCGGTCGGGCGAGCGATGATGCGGAAGGTTACCTGGATTTTTTCAAAGGAGAAATCGGGAAAACACATCTGGCCCAGGAGCTGTGGACGCAGATTGATAACGGTCAGCTTGCGCCGGACCTGGCTGAAATCAGGACGTCCATTACGAATGTCAGCAATGAAATCACGCAGACCGTCAATAAAAAACTGGAAAATCAGAGTGCGGCAATCCAGCAGATACAGAAAGTTCAGGTTGATACAAATAATAACCTGAACAGCATGTGGGCCGTGAAACTGCAGCAGATGCAGGACGGACGCCTTTATATTGCGGGTATCGGTGCCGGTATTGAGAATACGCCAGCAGGAATGCAGAGTCAGGTGCTGCTGGCGGCAGACAGGATTGCGATGATTAATCCTGCGAATGGCAACACAAAGCCGATGTTTGTTGGTCAGGGCGATCAGATATTTATGAATGAAGTGTTCCTGAAATATCTGACGGCTCCCACCATTACCAGCGGCGGTAATCCTCCGGCATTTTCCCTGACACCGGACGGGCGGCTGACGGCGAAAAATGCCGATATCAGCGGTAACGTGAATGCGAACTCCGGGACGCTCAACAACGTCACGATTAACGAGAACTGTCGGGTTCTGGGAAAATTGTCCGCGAACCAGATTGAAGGCGATCTCGTTAAAACAGTGGGCAAAGCTTTCCCCCGGGACTCCCGTGCACCGGAGCGGTGGCCATCAGGAACCATTACCGTCAGGGTTTATGACGATCAGCCGTTTGACCGGCAGATTGTTATTCCGGCGGTGGCATTCAGCGGCGCTAAACATGAGAAAGAGCATACTGATATTTACTCCTCATGCCGTCTGATAGTGCGGAAAAACGGTGCTGAAATTTATAACCGTACCGCGCTGGATAATACGCTGATTTACAGTGGTGTTATTGATATGCCTGCCGGTCACGGTCACATGACACTGGAGTTTTCGGTGTCAGCATGGCTGGTAAATAACTGGTATCCCACAGCAAGTATCAGCGATTTGCTGGTTGTGGTGATGAAGAAAGCCACTGCAGGCATCACGATTAGCTGAATTTTATAACCCAGATACGGGCGCCAGAAATGGCGCCTTTTTTATTGCAGAAAAGCGAGAGGTAATTATGCGTAAATTATGTGCTGTTATTTTGTCCGCAGTAGTCTGGCAGGTCGCCGCTGCTACGCCAGCGAGTGCAGCAGAACATCAGTCCACGCTGAGCGCGGGGTATCTCCATGCCTCGACGAACGTTCCCGGTAGTGATGATCTGAACGGGATTAACGTGAAATACCGTTATGAGTTTATGGACGCGCTGGGGCTGATTACGTCCTTCAGTTATGCCAATGCTGAGGATGAGCAAAAAACGCGCTACAGCGATACCCGCTGGCATGAAGATTCCGTGCGTAACCGCTGGTTCAGCGTGATGGCGGGGCCGTCTGTACGCGTGAATGAATGGTTCAGCGCGTATGCGATGGCGGGTGTGGCTTACAGCCGTGTGTCGACTTTCTCCGGGGATTATCTCCGCGTAACTGACAACAAGGGGAAAACGCACGATGTGCTGACCGGAAGTGATGACGGTCGCCACAGCAACACGTCTCTGGCGTGGGGGGCTGGCGTGCAGTTTAACCCGACCGAATCCGTGACCATTGACCTTGCTTATGAAGGTTCCGGTAGTGGCGACTGGCGATCGGATGCATTTATTGTTGGTATCGGATACCGTTTCTGACAACAGACGCCGATTTATCTTCTGTAAATATTGTTATGATACGCAGGTTCATCCACCTTATGGGGTGAACTGCGTTTGAGGAAACGTAAAGTTACACTGTCCTGAAGCCCGTGGCGTCACTGCTGCGGGCTTTTTTTATTGGTGGAAAAGTATGACAGTAAAAATTTCTGGCGTGCTTAAAGATGGCACAGGAAAACCAGTACAGAACTGCACCATTGTGCTGAAGGCCAGACGAACCAGCAGCACGGTGGTGGTGAACACGGTGGCCTCTGAAAATCCGGATGAAGCCGGACGTTACAGCATGGATGTTGAGTACGGTCAGTACAGCGTCATTCTGTTGGTGGAGGGATTTCCTCCGTCACATGCCGGGACCATCACCGTGTATGAAGATTCTCAACCGGGGACGCTGAATGATTTTCTCGGTGCCATGTCGGAGGATGACGTCCGGCCGGAGGCACTGCGTCGTTTTGAACTGATGGTGGAAGAAGCGGCGCGTCACGCTGAGGAGGCGAAGAAGAATGCCGGAGAGGCGGAGACGTCAGCGAGGAATGCCGGCATATCAGCCAGTCAGGCAGAAGAGAGCGCTGCAAATGCTGACACTTCAGCAGGGGATGCATCGGAGTCAGCCCGGCAGGCGGCAGAAAGTGCAGCCGCTGCAAAGCAGTCAGAGGAGGCGTCCTCGTCCTCGGCCTCTGCGGCCGCTCAAAAAGCCAGTGAGTCATTACAAAGTGCAACAGATGCTGAGTTGTCAAAAAAGACGGCAGAAAGTGCAGCCGGTAATGCAGCCAGGGATGCAACGACCGCAGCAGAAAAAGCCCGGGAGTCAGCAGAAAGCGCACAGTCAGCGGAACAAAGCAGGATAGCGGCGGAAGAAGCCGTAAACCGAATCCCCACCGTGGTGGGGCCTCCCGGGCCAAAGGGGGAACCGGGGCCCGCGGGTCCTCAGGGGCCGAAGGGAGATAAAGGAGAGCGTGGAGACACCGGCCCTGTCGGGGCAACCGGTGAACGGGGACCGAGAGGAGATACAGGTCCGGCAGGTCCGCAGGGGCCGAAAGGTGACAGGGGAGAGCGGGGAGAGACCGGTCTGACGGGAAATGCAGGTCCACAGGGTCCAAAGGGAGATACCGGTGCGGCAGGCCCACAGGGACCGAAAGGAGAAACAGGTGCGGCTGGCCCGGTGGGGGCAACCGGACCTCAGGGACCGAAGGGCGACCCGGGGGAGACACAAATACGGTTCCGTCTGGGGCCGGGAAACATTATTGAGACAAACAGCAATGGCTGGTTCCCGGATACAGATGGCGCACTCATCACCGGACTGACCTTTCTTGCCCCCAAAGATGCCACACGGGTTCAGGGTTTTTTTCAGCATTTGCAGGTCAGGTTTGGTGACGGGCCGTGGCAGGATGTTAAGGGGCTTGATGAAGTGGGCAGTGATACAGGCAGAACAGGAGAATGACATGAACATACTAAAAAAACTTATGCAGCGTCTGTGCGGGCACGGAAAGCATGATGACCGTGAACACGGGGGGTTACTTACAGCACAACTGCGTCTGGGGCCGGCAGACATCCTGGAGTCCGATGAGAATGGTATTATTCCGGAGCAGGACAGGGTAATCACGCAGGTGGTGATACTGGATGCGGATAAAAAGCAGATACAGTGCGTGGTAAGACCGCTGCAAATCCTGCGTGCTGACGGGAGGTGGGAAAATATTGGCGGGATGAAGTAACCCGACAGCTTCACAAAACCGGAGTCCGGCTCCGGTTTTTGTTGTCATGTAAGGCAGATGTTTGTTAAAGCTATTTAAGTCTGGAGTTTAAATTAAAATAGGGAGTTTTATAATGCCGTTAAATTCGGAGATTAGATCAAGCTCATTTTTAATGGATTGAATGTCCTTCGAGCTCAAGTAGCATCTAGCGGTCGAGGGGAGTTTACATTAGGTAATGAGACTGTCAGCATTGTATTTAATGAAACCGATGGGCGTTTTCTATCCAGCGGCAGTAGTGGGGGATTGCTTACTGAGTTATTCCTTTATGGGTTTAATAACGGCCCTGAAGCTCTTCGCGATAGGATGCTCAGTATGCTTTCGGACTCAGGTGAAGCACAATCGCAAGAGAGTATTCAGGACAAAATATCTCAATGTAAGTTTCCTGTTAGTTCAGGAAATTTCCAGTGCCCGCCAGAGTCTATTCAGTGTCCAATTACACTAGAGAGACCCGAAGTCGAGTGCGTCAATGGTTAGAGCCAGCGGAATGGCAATTTTGGCTCCTGTTTTACTCTGTCCAATGTGAAGATGACCATCGTTTATGTCTGACCACTTCATTCTGCACAAATCGCCCACTCTCTGCCCTGTAACGACAGCTAAATCCATTGACAGCCTCAGCCAGATGGGGAGGTGCTCAGCAGCATGGTAAATAGCGACATACTCATTAGCTGTCAGCCTTGAGCGCCTTACTTCTGACTTTGCTGCACGGGTTGTTGTTACTGGATTCGTTGCCACATGCCCCTCGGCTATTGCCCCTCGAAAAACGTCAACAAGGGTTGACCTGATTACTCTTGCGGAAACCGCTTTACCTTCTGCGACGTAGGTGTTTAGCATTGCTGCCACCTCTTTCGTTGATATGTCAGTTCCGGGAGTGCAGAGAAAATATATAATGATAATGGAAATGTTATTGGTATTAGAATGAATAAAATAAATGGGGAATCTCTTTTGGATATTCCATCATTACCAGCACAAGCTGAACAGGCTATTTACGATATGTTTGACAGACTGGAGAAAAAAGGAATTCTTTTTGTTGATACAACAGAAACAAATGTTTTATATGATCGTATGAGAAATGAATTTAATCCAATAGATATATCATCTTATAATGTTTCTGATATTTCATGGAGTGAACATCAAGTCATGCAATCTTATCACGGAGGAAAGCTGGATCTTATTAGTGTAGTATTAAGTAAGATATAATATTTTTATCCAGATATATTAGTTGCAATAATATTTATGGATTTATTTGTTAAGGGGGTTTTGATATGTTACCAACAAGTGGTTCTTCAGCAAATCTTTATTCATGGATGTATGTATCAGGAAGAGGTAACCCTTCGACTCCGGAATCAGTAAGTGAGCTTAATCATAATCACTTTCTTTCTCCTGAATTACAAGATAAACTTGATGTTATGGTCTCTATATATTCATGTGCCAGAAATAATAATGAGCTTGAGGAAATTTTTCAAGAGCTAAGTGCTTTTGTAAGTGGGCTGATGGATAAGAGAAATAGTGTATTTGAGGTGAGAAATGAAAATACTGATGAGGTTGTCGGAGCGCTGAGGGCGGGAATGACGATAGAGGACAGGGATAGTTATATCAGGGATCTTTTTTTCTGCATTCATTGAAAGTAAAAATTGAGGAAAGTAGACAAGGCAAAGAAGATTCGAAATGTAAAGTTTATAATCTGCTATGTCCGCATCACTCTTCAGAGCTATATGGTGATCTACGAGCAATGAAATGCCTCGTGGAAGGATGCAGTGATGATTTTAATCCTTTTGATATTATTAGGGTACCAGATCTTACTTACAACAAAGGATCTTTACAATGTGGATGATTAGAGGCCTGTGAGCCTGTTTAGGATTCTGTGTAAATGCCTTTTCTTAAAAGTGACCGTCAAGACGGTCACCAAACTCGATAATAAAGCGGCTCATTGCCATTCGCCAGTCCCTTAACGGCATTGTCCATTTCTGTGACGCGGCCTGGATTGCCAGCCACACCACTTTTTTTACTGACTCGTCCGTCGGGAACACCTTGCGTTTCCTGATGGCATGCCGGATCACACTGTTCAGCGACTCGATGGCGTTCGTTGTGTAGATCACTTTGCGGATATCTGCCGGATAAGCGAAAAACGTCGCCAAGTTAGTCCAGTTTGACAGCTAGCACCGGCTTATCTGCGGATAGCGGCAGTCCCAGGCCGCAGCAAACGCTTCCAGTGCCTGCTGGCCTGCCTCTTCTGTGGGAGGCTAATCGCTTTCAGGTCGCGAGTGACAGCTTTGTATTCCTTCCATGACACGAAGCGCATGCTGTTGCGCACCATATGCACGATGCATAACTGGATGCGGGCCTCCGGGAATTCTTTCAGGCCATACACACAGGCGATGAGGATATCGTTCAGACCGCGGTTTTTCAGTTCAGTCAGCACATTGAACCAGAAATTCGCCCCTTCATTTTCGGCCAGCCGCATCCCCAGGAGCTCTTTCTGACCTGCGATATTGATGCCCAGTGCTAGGAACATTTTTATGATAAAAAATTAGTGCAAGAAGACAAAGAATCGCCTTGCGCTAATGCTCTGAAACAGGTCACTAATATCATCTAAATAGTTGACTCATAGTGACAGCATGTGTTGTGTCTTGCAGTATTATATAGCCTATTATTTAGATTGAAGCCATCATAATCTATTGATGTTAATGGTTTTTTATTGTTTGTTGTTCGGCTTTTTATACTAATTTGAGCGAAACAAAAAGATAAAAAGTTGTTTTTCGTGTCTTTAAGTGATACCAGATGGTATTGCGCTAAATGTACCAATGGGTATACCAAGAGCACTAAAAACAAAGGGGCAACCACTTTGTAACCCCTTGATTATTTGCAGAAGCGCAGAAAATCGAACTCTGGAACCCTTTCGGGGCATCCTTTTTCAAGAATGAAGAAAAAAATAACTAAAAAATCAAGTTGTTAGGAAGTTATTCATGGCTAGTGTACCAACTCTTTTCTGGGCTAATAGCTATGATTTGTTTGTATTATTTGTCTCTGTCTCTATTATTTTTGACATCCATGCGACTTCTGATATTGATAATCTCAGTTGTGGAGTTCTGTCTGCGCTTCCGGGAGGACGCATATCAAAACTACAGGATCTTCTGTTAAACACTGTAAAGCCATCTACATTGCATGTTGTTGAGTCTAAGATACAATTTTTAGTAGATGATTTATCTGCTATAGGCCTAGATATTTCAGGTTGATGCCAAGTGTGTCCTGAAAAAATACTTTTTATTGAAAATGGCATTTTTATCCTCACATTATGTCTTTCTCTTATAGTGCAATTTAATGTATTTAGAAACATTAAACTATGAATCTAAAAAGGCTACGCAGAGTACTGTTACACTTTAACAAATCATATTTACCACTCTGGAAATGGGATGGCTGGTTCATAAAATAATGAGTCTTTTTCAACGGTTGTTACATTGGTGTACTGATGATTATGCCTTGTCGCTAAGAGCTACCATAACCGTACAGCGTGATTCATCCATGGCGAATAAATCGACTGATAAATCCCCCTGAGTTTCAGCTCTTGCTGTTGGACCTTGCCCGTTTCGCTATGGAACGCGTACCAGCTAGAGAATATTATTCGTTCTCCTCCAATGTTACGCAAGTTTTGTAAACGGTAACCAATCGTGATTAGTCCTGCATGTAACGGACATCAAGCTGTCTGGTTGATTTTTATTGCCAGCAGTTCGAGAGAGCAGACAACTGCGTCCGATGGAAAAATGGGCACGACAGGGTATTCAGGCAACCTCGCTGAGGAGGCTTATGGTACAGATTGTAATGTGAAGTATAAAACGTTAAAAATTCCATTTTAGAAACTAAATAGCTGTAATATAAGTTCGATCTAATCTACTATTTTGACAGACAGATTGTATCAAGAATTAGGGAGTATGAAATAGATGGCAATAACTAGTAAAATTAATTTTGCAACATTTAAATCGAACCATACAGTCAAATTCTAGTGCATATATTTTGTGTGGCTAATATGCAAAAATATTGTTCTATTAGATTAAAATGGCATTCATCTTTGCTGACAATCATTTCCGGAACAAAGGGTTCACGGCTGAGAGGGTGTGGAGCGTTGCGTCGGATAAGTTCAGTGAGTGCATTGTGGTCATATAATGAACATATTTCTGAGTTTTTTGCATTTCTGACAAAAACACCAGTTTCAGGAATGCATAATGTTATCGGGCAATTCAGGTGTTGTTCATGACAGGAAAAGTCTTGATGACTAACAGTAAATGCATGAGAGTTAATTTTGTTTTGTATTGCACTACTGACGTTTTGGCGCGTACATGGGGTTGCACGGCTCTGTTCCATATATAAACGGAATGCCTGCAAAAAAGTATGGCCTCTGTTAAGCTGTATCTCCAGATTTTCTGCGAGAAGGCGATGCCCTCTTGCACTAAGGCGATCCAACAGTCCGCCGGAAACCGGTTCCACGCTAAAACTGTCCATAAATGAAATATGATGAAGTCTCATAGTGCGGCCTCTCACAACAAGCTGTTCACTCTGACTAACTCTTCCGACATGACGTAAAGCCTCCAGTTCACTTTCAGACAATACTCTTTCACTCGAAAAGTTTAATATGACAGGCATATTTTCTCCCTCTTTAGTCTATGTTATTGAACCATATTGGTGACAGGAGTCAAGATACTAAATATGTGATAGGATTCAAACAAAAAATTAAATTTTGAACGAATGCTATTTACACATGTATTTTTTAATTAAAATGATTGTATACAATTTTTGTAAGCAAATTTTAATGAAAAGGATTTGTTATGCCAGTAAATGCGACAGGTGTGTCCTTCAGCTCTTTTGGTATCAGTTATCATAAAGATAATTCTTTCCGGGGCACCATCCGTGGGAAGAATGATGAGGTCGTGAAGTGTTCAATGGGAGAGCGCTCTATCCGCTTTAATGTTAACAAATTTAGCGGCTGTATACTGGAGACGGTAAGCAGGCAGAGTACTAAAGATATTCATGGATGGGTAAGTGATGAACGGACAGTATATCCGTCAAGGGTTATCAACCAAGAGATTGATAATTGCTGCCTTCAAAAAAATGCAAAAATTTCTTCTGAAGAGAGGAAAATGGTCTTTTCTCTTGTAAGTAAGGAGTTTGAACTAACTCTTGATGTTAAAGCGGCACAAAGTTCTATTAATCATATAATAATAGGAAATGCTTCTTTTGGCAAAAAAATGGATGCTCTTTGCGATGGTATGAGCCGAGCTGTAAAAAACACTACAACAGATTACATAGCAAACGTGCTTGCAGACAAGTTTTATCAGAAACATATCGCCCCGGGTGTTGATATTGTAAAACTACGAAATGAAATCCCAGGTTATATGAGTCGTGTTATACAGGGGTAAGGTTGGAGGAGGCTATGCGCCAGTATCATTGGTTTTCATCCTGTAAAAAGATATGAGTAAAATATACAACAGGCGTTACACTATATGTATGTATCCAAATAACTCATAGTTCACCTGTACAGTTATAAATCGTAAAGAAAATTGCAGCGCGTCGTACGCAGAAACGTGCTGTGATTGACTATTTATAGCTTTGTCACAACGACAAGATTCAGTAGTGTTTACACGGGCGGGAGAAATGACGGAATAACTAAATAGCTGCGCCTAATATCGCACATTTTTGCCAGCCCATGTTTGCCTTCGGGGAATGGACTGACGGATTCCATAAAATGGCGAACTTTTTCAATAGTTGCCACATTGAGCGGCACTGATGATTACGCGTTATTGTGGCGTGAAGTATCTGCCATAGCTATTCAAAATGATTCACCCATGGAGATTAAACCGGCTGATAAATGACTCTGCACTTCGGTTTATCCTTCAGCCAGCGCTGGGTTTCCCGGCCTTTGTGGATAATGTAGTTGTCCTCGAGCAGCGTGATGGTTTTCGTCCGACAGTATGTAGCTTTAAGCCGCTTCAGCAGTCTGATGAACAGCGCCGAACTTTTGCTGTTGGCGCCCACACAGCTGACTTAACCTGTCCCGCTGTGCAGCGCTACGTCCAGAGAATATTTTTCATTTTGTTCCGGCGTGACCCCTCGTTTTTGCTTCCCGAGCAGTTTCCAGTCCGCACCGATTTTGGGATTAAGATGGATAAATACTTCATCTTCATAAAAGACCGGATGCTCTGTGCTGCATTCGTCCAGTGCGTTATGGATTGTTGCCATCTTTTTATCTTTAGGCGGGGCACGGATACGTAGAGTTGGCGCAGCCCTTCGCCACACAAGCCCCACAGACGACAACCAGCGGCGAATGGTTCCAGCATGTAACAGGCAGCCGGTTATCTCATTGATTTTTATTGTCAGCAGTTCTGTACTCCAGCGTGAATAATTGTAGCCAAAGTCGCGAGTGAATATTTTACCTGTTCACGTAATAGTGTGTAGATATGCGCAAACGGCCAGCGGCGGGCTCGCTCGGCAGGTAATGATTTCAGTCCCTCAACACCCGACTGTGTGAACTAGTTAATCCAGCGCCCAACAGAGGAACGGGCGCAGCATAGTGTGCGGGCAACGTCGCTGACACGGTCGCCCCGGTGCAGCATCAGCATGGCTGTCAGCCTTTTATGGATGGCTTTCTGTATTAGGCGTCGTTCGTCACGGGAAATTGGTGGTATGATCGACATTGCTCAGTCCGGTTGGTGATTTGTATTGATTTGGCGATTGATCAGATCGCACAATCGGGTTGAGTTCCCTCTAAATGATCTACTATTCTGCGCAGCTATTTAGTGAGTATATATTTTATGCTTATAAATTAGATTAAAATAATCCTACAATTATTCTGATGGAGTATTGCTGTGGAGGATGGCTTTTTGTTAATTATCGAAAAGTAAGATATATGCTTTAGGGATAAAATTATGCCATTTTCATTTAATTTGTCTTCTGGAAATTACTTGTCAACACAAGATGTTGAAGTTTTACAACGTGCGACCAGAGATCATCAAATGGAAAGACTCACAATAGGAGAAAGATCGTTTTCTGTTCGCTATCAGAGTGCTATGGACGCTTTTATTGTAGATCCTGTTCAAGGGGAACTATATTCGGGTTTAAGCCATACAGAACTAGCCGATATCATTAGATTGGCTGATTCTGTTGAAAATCAATTGAATGGAGGCAATTCATTTCTTGATGTATTCAGTACATATATGGGGCAGGTTATTTCTGAATTTATGCATAGTAATGATAACAGAATTGAATTGTTACAGCGGCGATTACATTCATGTTCATTTTTAGTTAATATTGAAGAAATGTCTTACATAGATGAAGCATTACAGTGCCCGATTACGCTGGCAATTCCTCAACGAGGTGTTTTTTTAAGAAATGCTGAAGGTTCCAGAGTATGTAGTTTATATGATGAAATGGCTCTTTCTCGTATAATAAATGATGGGATGCATCACCCACTAAGCAGAGAGCCAATAACATTATCAATGCTTGTGGCCAGAGAGCAGTGTGAGTTTGATTGCAGTATCGGTCACTTTACGGTGAGGAGTGATTGTTATTCAGTGTAGACTCGGTACACGATTTTGTGTGAAGAGACTCTTATTAAAAGTTAGCATCAAAGCGGTCATCAAACTTGATAATAAAGTGACTCATTGCTATGCGCTGGTCCTTAAGGGATATTGCCCATTTTGTATCGTGAACTGAATAGCAAGTAGCCACCGCCCTGATTTCAACGCATTATCAGGCGCTTCTGAAGCGGCATACCTGCATGACAGGATGAGTGCAAAGGGGCGCTGTTACGATAATGCTAGGGCGGAAAGTTTCTTCCACTCACTAAAAGTCGAATGCATTTACGGCTAATATTTTATGAGTCGGGAAATAATGCAGACGGCTGTGTTTAATTAGATCTAGTGTGATTACAATCGGTGGTGCCGACACAGTACTTGTGGCTGTCTCAGCACGGAACTGTTTTGAAAAACAGAACCTTGAACCGCCCCGGAAATCCTGGAGACTAAACTCCCTGAGAAAGAGGTAAACAGGATGACTAAAAATACTCGTTTTTCCCCCGAAGTCCGTCAGCGGGCGATTCGTATGGTTCTGGAAAGTCAGGATGAATATGACTCACAGTGGGCGGCAATTTGTTCCATTGCCCCAAAGATTGGCTGTACGCCGGAGACTCTGCGTGTCTGGGTTCGCCAGCATGAGCGGGATACCGGGGGCGGTGATGGTGGGCTCACCAGCGCTGAACGTCAGCGTCTGAAAGAGCTGGAACGTGAAAATCGTGAACTGCGCCGCAGTAACGATATCCTTCGCCAGGCTTCCGCTTATTTTGCGAAGGCGGAGTTCGACCGCCTCTGGAAAAAATGA